TCTAAAAGTGTTGAACTAGAAAATGGACTGCTGGAGTTATCAAGTGTCGCACTACTAACGCTACTGAAACTATGAAATGCGCCGGAAGTTTGGCGTATAACTGGTATACTCATTTGACCTCACCATTAAACTCCTGCGACGGCGGCAAAGCGACCGAGTTCATCTTTCTGGCGCAACTTGCGGTGATCTATAAAAACGAAGGAATCATCTGTCATTCGGGCTTGCGGCAATTCTCTATTCACCGCTCGTTTGATCCAATTACAATTGGCACAAAGCAGTTGATAGATTTCGCCCGGAACTGTCTTCAAAACAGTATCGAGCAATCGAGAACCTTCCGCCCCTTTAACTCTTCGACATTGTGCCCCATCTCCCATCACGTGGTCGATTTGTAGACACCGGGTATCCTTACAACCTCGGGAACCATCTGCATTAAAGGAAGTACAATCCTGGTCGGAACACCGTCCTCCGAGATACTCAATTACGGCTTCTCGCTTCGCCTGATACTTTAGATAAGCATTGTCTTTCTTGTAAACCCTTCGCCTGAACTTTTCATCGGTAGCGTACCTCTCTCGTTTCTTTTCATTCAATTTTGAAAGATACACTTTACGGGCTTCCGCAGGGAGCGATTCCAACCATTTATTATTGCTCATTAGGTTTGCCTCGCTTGTATTCCTTGTTGGGTCCACATCGTCTGTTGTCCTGTTAAATTGTTCCACCCATTTAGAAAAATGTTCCGTTCCTCTTCGGTAAGTCCTTCCGCCCTAGCGAGTAGCCCTGCGGTAAACTTCTGGTTTGCAATCTGGAATCTATTGTCATCCGCGAACATCCAGATTAGAGCGAGGAAGCCCCACGAATAAATGTACTGCATGAAGTCCGGCATCGGAGCCCATGTCTGGTTCAGACTAGTGATCTCCGGGGCCGCATTCATTACGTGTAATGATACAGGGAAGTTGGCCGACGGAGAAGGCATTACACGGAAGGTAACATTCCCGTTACCATCTTCCACCTCCGGGCCGATATACATTGGTCGGGCCTGAATGGAATCGAGGGCAAGATTATTCTCTACCTTCAACTCAATCCACTTTGCAGGCGTCTTCGTAATATCAAGAACAGACGCATGCTCAATGTGCGAAAAGTTCGGTACGGGGACTACATAATCCTGCGCTGTAGCCATTGTCAATACGGGCGTGCCTGTAGCGGCAGTAGGGCTTAGATTTACGAAGTCTACATTTGCTGTAATCTGCGTGGGAGATGTAACAAGATTTACAAGCAATTGACCGTTCAGGAATGCCGTCGCCCCGGTGAGTCCGCCTACTAGAATCAAATTACCTAGAGCGAAAGAGTTTACCGAAGGGATTGTTACAACGCCATTCGTAATAGAGATGTTGCCAGCTATAGGAGCCGAATAAGGGGTCGAAGAGGTATTGAAGGATACTTCCTGCACGTTCCACCACCAAACAAACGGCGGGCCGAGTATGGTCTGCATCACCACATTCGCAATAGTTTTAGCAGGTTCGAGGGAGTTACCAATTCCAGAATTACGGTTGAAACTAAATCGTTTCGCCCATTCTACTGTATCCATGATCTTTACGGTTGATAATGCCATTGGAGATTCCTTCTAAAAACTTAATCAGATCAGTCTTGTTGTACTTCACAAGATACTGAATGACTTTGATGATATGTGGCTCTAACTTTCCCAGAGCCGTGTTGCATGTCGCACACAAGATTCCACGATGTGTACCGGGCTTATCATGTTCATGGTCAGTGTGCCAAACATCGTTGAAGCCCTTACCCCACTTCAATCCAGTGCGTCCACAGATATCACAAGCATTTCCTTGTGCCACTAATTCAGCATCTCGTTCTGCGAGCGTCCAACCATATAAAGTCACGCATTGGCGTTCATTCTTTCGCAAGTTGTGGGCGGCGGGATCAAGGGCACGAGCTTTATTCGCCCTATCCCGAGCGCATTGCTTACAAAAACGAAAACTCACTTTGTCGTTAGAAAAATGACCCGTGTTTTCAGGGGTATACTCGTGACCATTGCCGCAATGTGTGTTCATAGTTTCTCCTATTTAATAATACCATTAAGGAGAACCTATTGTCAAGAAAATTATGAACTGAACCCAAACAAAAGTTTCTTTGCTAAAGCCAATAACCCAAAAGAACCTGTAAACTCTTGATTTGAAAGGAGATAGCTCCAGGGACCATATGGGGCCGCCGGACTTATCGGGTTATATGAGTATCCAGTATCCATCACATTTGAACCAGGCACGAATCCCCAATCGTCCTCTTGGTTCGCTCCAAAGCGTACAGCGTTCTGCAATGCCTTCTGCCAGATTTCCCATTCGGTCTGGAATTTGGCACGCACCTTCTGGTCTGGGTTGCGCCTATAGCACTGCGCGAAGAATCCTTGCTTGAAGAAACTATAAAAGTCGTCCGGCACGGGGTCTAAGTATTGCTGTAACGAAGTGAAAAACGGAACTTTCGCTTGAGCGACAGGCTGAATCAGCCATTCTGGGCCGGTCTCCGCGACCAACGGGCTTACGCGGAATCCTTGTCCCTTGGGATTGATTGCAATCCATTGCACGGTTCCATCCATGACCGTAGTGGCTATTGCAGTCGGATTTTGCACGGTAGGATATACCGGATTCAGATTTGTAAGGAACGGGTTCGTAGGCCCGCACGTCAACACTTGGGAAGGATTATTTATCGGAGCGAGGTTATTTACTGTCCAGAGATTTCCGAATGCATCATGTATACTCGTAGAAGGCGCGAAAGGTTGCATTGCAGAAAGCCCAACGGGATTGAAATACTGCATTCCGGGTCCGGGGTTAAAGTTTCCCGTCGGATTGACTTGAGCGGGTAAACCCCACATGCCTGATTGCATCGTATCATTCTGCATCCAGCAAATACGAGCATCATTGTTATTGGACAGGTTGAAGGTAATAAGAAGATCGCGTTTCACCATTACCGGATACACAGGTTTTGGATATTGCGTACAGGAATAGTTCACTGCTGAGCAACTTTCTAACCAGCCGAGCAATACCACATTTGGAACAAAATAATCCTGTTGCCAACTGTTTAGAAAGAAGTTTTGAACACCACCTCCAGTCGGATCATTCCCCGTTGCATATGGCGAGAAAAGTCGGTTCCACTTCCAGTTAAACGGTTCCCCATTAGGCCCGCCGCAAAGCATCGCTTGCATTACATCATTAGCAATCGAAAGGGCAGGGGCGTCAGAGAATCCGCCCGTAGGGAGAGCAGGTGCCAAATCGGAGAATGCCCTTGCGTCGTCCACGAGGTCTTGCAATTTTATGGAGGATGAGCCTATATAATTACCCTTTACTTTCCCAGCGAACAGCGGCTGCTTTCTTTCCCGACTCTCTATAGGAGTCTAACTGTTCTTGTGTTACATTCTTCCAACGCAACTGAACGGCGTTGAGCAATTCCTCTTCAGTCAGATAGCCCCCGACGAACTGTTCAAAGATGAGCCGAGCGTCGGCAGTGGGAGCGAGGCCCTCCAAGCGGAGATCCGCGACAGCGTTTTCCACCGCTTCGCGACGAAGAAGACTCTCAGAAACCGCTATTGCCTTCAACTTCCAATTTCGACAAATTATAGGTCGTTTCTCTTTGTTGGCATCTAGCCAACGTTTCTTTGATTCTTTTGATGGTTGTCCCATATTCAATTCCTTTCCATATAAAAGAAAATGAAGGGCGAGAATATATGGTTCCCGCCCTAGTCGAGTGTTCCCTCGCCAGGGCAAAACGGCACTCTGCCGCAATTTGTGTTATCGAGATGAGGGTCGCGGCTTTCGAGTCTTTTCAAGTTCATCAACTCGCGCCACAAACACAGGGTTCGTTTTGAGATGCACTAAATATTCATCGGACGAATAGGCATCTACATCAGCAAGCGTGAGAGCCGCGACTTGATCCGCTGATAGCGGTAACTTTCGCTGCTCCGACTGTGCTTGCCTGTTGGCTAGTTCCTGACGATATGCTTGGGCTTCTTTTTGGCTCATGGTTACCTCAGGGTCGTATTCTTCACATGGGTTCTGTAATCCTGAGTAGCGTCAACCCACTGCTCAGATGAATCATCCCATTTCGTGAACTTACAAATTACCGAAGCCGACGGGCTATTGTTCGTTTCGAACTGCATAGCCTTGATGTACTCTTGCTGGGCTTTTTCGAAACGCTCTTGTGAGAACTTGCCGTCTTTTGGTGCAACACACTTGCCCTTTTCGTTGAAATAGAAATTATCTTTCACCGGGGGCAACCACGTTTTACCACACCGCAGGCACCGAATCCACATATCACCATTGATCATCTGGTGCTTGATTACTGCATACTGTGATCCGTTACCACCTGTATGCAACACATGAAGGTCACGCTCGGAAACAACTCCACCCTTCCGGTGAGTGCATGCGTTCTGCTTGGCTTCATCAGAAGCCCGCTGTTGGGCGAAAGTACGACCTTGCTGCTCGCGGTCCTGCTTACGCTGCTTGGCTTTGGTCTCTCGGTCCCCAAGGCGTCCCCTCAGGTCTTCGAGATTCAGTTCACGCTCTTTCTTCTGCAATTCGAGATCGGCAAGTTGTGCCCGCTTGATCTGCAATTCAATTAAAGCAATCTCTTCGGCGGCATTTTTCGGTGCCGTCATTACTTCTTGTTTCTTGTCTTCCATACTCCTCCTTAAATTACTGCTCACGATTGCGGTGACTATGCAAGATCGTGTTGTATCGTTCAGCGCACGGTAACAACGCCGGACCAAAAACTTTATGTGCAAGTTCTTCAGTGAGAATGTTCTTTAGGATCAACTGTAATAGTACAGTGCGCCAGCCTCGATACTTCTCTGCGAGCGGTGCGCCGTGATCGTCAAAACCCATCACCGTATACTCGGGCATGTAGCCGTTCTGCACCCAACACGCCATCTCGGGCTTTTTCATCCCTAAACTATCCGAGTACAACAGCACTAACTTGTCCGGGTGCGGGTGATCCCGGTAATACACTTTCAGATGGCATTCATCGCGGAGTTTTGTAATCAACTCCGCATGGTTCATGATGCGACCGAATCGCATCTGAATCTCTTTGTACTCCTCTGGGGTACACCATTGATATTCCTTGGCGACCTCATTGGAATATTCTTTCTGTTTAGCCAATTCTTCCTTGGCCTGATTGCTGCTGTCGTCATGCCGATGCGTACTGTATTCAGCTACAGCCGCCGCCAACTCGGGCGTCATCTCATCTTGGAGATCGTACGTTTCCCAAGGTGCCCGAGAATCTAACCTTGTGCCCTGACTCTTTTGTATCTGTTCGGGTGTTGGTTCCATGCTATCACTCCTCCTTAGTTTGGCTCATCCGGCGAAATGAACGTCTGCCTTGGAGGAGCTTTAGCACTTCGATGTCGTATATTAGTACATAACTAGGGGATCAGCCCAGCCTGCCTCTAACGCTTTCAGCCCGTGTTAACCCAGACCTTCCACTGTTTCTATAGCAGATGCTAATCCAGCTTCTGCGGTAGAATCAATCGTTTCATCAAAACTTTCTTGACACATACTTCTAAATTCTTCGTCATTCTGATGTTGAATATTCTTCAACCGTCGCAAATCGCTATTCACCCTCCTCAATCGTGCGATAGTCTCTCGATGCAGTTTGATGCTCTGTTCGAGCGTGATAATGTGCTCGGCCATTGCATCAACTATTGATTGGCTGTAAAACTGTGGTTCTTTCATATCCTCCTCCAAGGAAAGAGTAGGGCTGTACCACCTATACAGCCCACTCAATTTTCACGCTGCGGTCAAACCATATCTACGCCGAATACTCGCAGAATAAGATTTCATTTTGGCAGCTTCTGGGTTTTTTATAGCTCGCTCTTGTTGCCAAGCCCTTTGATACTCCCTACTTTTTTCTAAGTTGTCATAATATCGCTTTTTAGAACGCTCATTAATAGCGATACGTTTTTCTTCAGATGTATGATATTTCAAGGGTGTAGACATATTCTCCTTTCAAAAAGAATTGGGGCGTGTTGAAAGGCACGCCCCGCCTATCGTTCATGAGGCGACAGGTTAATAGACTTCAGGCAACGACTGTCACAAGCACCTGACAGTACACCATCATAACGGGGTCGCCGCTATTCTGTGTCGGTTCTGGGTCAAGTGAGCTAGATGCAAAGTCACAAAATGGAAATTGCACCTCAATAACTGCCTGGCCGACAGCCAGACCAGTGATCAGACCTGTGGCGCTGACCGAGGCAACGTTGGCATTGTAACCTGCGAACGGCGACGGCTTATACCATGCGGGCGAATCTGCCTGCGGATCATTGTAACTCTTGTACACTGGCGAGCCTACCCAAGAGACGTACGTAACATCGTGCACATCTTTCAGGACAGTCGTCAATTGACAAGTGTCGGAATACACAGTTCCACCGTACGTCTTGCCTCCAAGAGACAGAGTCAGAGCATACTGGGCATTTGCGCCCACAGGCTTGCTGGAACTGGCGACTGCGCCGTAGCCCTGCCCGTTTAGACCACGAGTGTCATTGGCGGTAGCTTCGGTAGCGACGGTCAATCCGCCGCTGGCGCAGTTAGTGATGTTGGTGCCGGTGACTTGGACGTATGCTGCAACGCCCAGACCATCGGTCGGATTGTGTTGAGGATTTGGATTGCTCATTGAATTTTCCTTTCAGAATTTGTAGCGGTCGCCAGAACAAATCTTACTTATATGCGACTGATGAACCTTGAATCGCAAGGCGAGATCGCAAACTCGAACTCCACCCTGTCGCAATCTCCGAATCTCAGAGACTTGCGTTTCAGATAAAGTACGATGCGAATTACATTGTCGAATCCTTGCATCTAGGGAATGCTTTTTCCCATTCCATGGATTGAATTGTGACACCCTTAATCGGGCATTGTCACTCATCTTTCGGAGAGCTAATTCTGTATGCTTATATCCTGATGAACCGTCCCCACCATCTGTGAGATTCCTTAAATATCCCATCCCAAGGTCTTTACGACCATAGTAAGAGATCAGAAAAGTTTCTGCAAATAGTGCGTCTTGTTCAGATACAAACTCTTGGATTAACACCCGTGACGCATCATTCGGCGGTTTAGCGCCTTTTCGTCCATGTCGCCAAAAGGCACGGTTTCCCGTACCCTTACCGACATAGTATGGTGTACCGTCTTCACGGAGCCATAGATAAGTGTAGAACATAATTCTCCTTAAAGAATTGGGAAGGATGTTAAGGCACCCTTCCCGCCACAGGATCATGACTTCCTGTAGTATCTTGTTCTGGCTTAAGCCATCAATTCAATTAGCTAATAGCTGCAATTTGTTACTCGCCTTTCAGCGGGATGAGGCATTTCTGCTCATCTCTCATGGTTGTTATTCCCGTGAGATCAGACTATCGCATCACCTTTCGGCGTTCTCTCGCTTAGTCGTTCAGGCTGCTTTCGCTTGCCCCTTGTTGGCATTTCAGCGTTCAAGTCAATCAGAGAGAATTTAAGCGGCTCCATTGTATTAAAGCCGCATCGATTTGACGCATCATTTACAAATCGATAAAATCCGCATGCGTTAAGATTCCTAGCTCACTGCACTTGCAGCGTCGAGAAGTCTCATACGGATCGTAGTATCGGGTCCAAGGCTCGTCGTGAAGTGCACACGATAGCTCGTCCATCCGGGGATCAACCCTTCAGGATCGGCAACAGTCGGCTCTGCGTTCTGCACGATGTTGCACTCGATGTTACGCCACTCACCGTTGCCATAGCCCACATCACCCTTCGCTCCAAGGTTGACGGAGAAGATACCGTCGCGCCCGAAGATATAGGTGCGGAGTGCGACCAGTCCAGAGTACCCACCGTAGTTCTGGGTCTGGGTGACGAGGTTCGTCTGGAAGAACTGAACGCCGGTAGACGGCAGTTCAATGACTTCAGTCAGATCGACCGAAACGAGACTTTCCATCTTCAACTGGCCCACCGGAGTGTGCTTCAGAATGTCGATGGGAGAATCGTTGCTGTTGTCAGCAATCACATCGCCCAAAGCGAACGGGTGTATGTATTTGTGTTTAGGCTAAATTAGACAGAACACATATGCCCCATTTCATCATGCAAATACTCTTTGCATCTAGGGCAATGATCTATATCTAAACCCTGATTCACATCAGGTGCACTCTCACAGTCGCCTGTGAGATCAGACTCTATCTTCACTTCCAGATCTTCGGAAGCGCTTGACGTATTAGTCGTTACAGATTTTTGATGGTGCAAAAGTTTCATCTCCTGATACATTTTTTCTCGCAAGTCAGGATTTTCTACTTTATGCAATCGAACAAACTTCAAGAGCAATTTTGCTTGTTCCCGTTTTTCTAATAGATACGGGAGTATCGCGAGCAAAAACTTCTCTCGGGATTCATTCGAATTCAATACCCATTTGTAGCAAATCTTGTTCGCACGTCTGTCACTGCAATAGTAAGTGCCGCCTACGACTTCAACCAACATTTTAAGCAACGGCAAATAGGTATTCGTCACACCCAGATTAGCGGTGTAGTGGAAACAATTAGTTTTGCTATTTTCGGGCCTTCGTATCTTAGATATCGTAAGGTGTCCCTCGCCATCGATAATTCCAGCGATATAGGCAAACTTCGTTTTTCTCATCAAATCTTTCCTCGGTATTGTCTGCTACTATATTAGTATAACAGAGGTCCACCGATTTAGTCAAGTTTTTTAACGCAGGAGCCATACTAGCAACCCGCACAAGCGGACATTGCCTTTTGGTTAACCCCTGCGAACGTCTTCGTGCCTTCGTCGAACGGACGCACGCTGCGACCCGCCAGCGACTGAACGCTGTTACGAATCTGAGAGAGCGACAGAGCGGTGAAGCTCGAAGTGCCCGAAGCGGCCAGTTCAGTAAGGACACTGGCATCGATGCTGGATGCACCATCAGCGGTTGCACGCACGAGTGCGGACAACGATTCGCCAAGGCGATACGACATTTCGCGGGCAACGTTCTCGACGGTGTTGTCAATGGCAGTCGCCAAACTGAGCGAACTGAAATTGGCGTAGTCAGCATATTCTCCAATCGTGGCAGTGGTCGTAAGAACACTGACAGATAGAGAACTGCCGACAGTACCTTCCGTAGTCTGGGCCACGTTTGCGGCCAACGGAACGTACATGAACCAAACGTGTTTTGGATTTAAGACTTACTGTCCCTTATGTCACCATAAGGTCGCTCTCATTG